CACCAATTCAAGGACCTAATATGGCTCCAACATCTACGTCTTGGGCTAAGAAACATATTCTTGGATTTTCTGATGAGGAAATTAGACTTGACTTACAACAACAAAGAATTGAAATGGCGGTTGGAGCTGAACTTCAAAATACAGCTACAATTATTACACATACGGGACTATTTGATAATATTGACAAATTATACGGAACCAAAACTGGTACAACTCAAAACGCTACCTCAACACCTCCATCACCACCAGGTGGTGACATGGGTGGATTAGGTGGTGACATGGGTGGAGGAGCTCCACCACCACCGCCACCTCCAATGGGAGGACCAGAAGGAGGAGGAACCTTACCAGAAGCTGAACAAAGAGATAATTTAAAAATTTTATTAGAAAATGAGGATTTTATAACCTCAAATGATTTTATCGATTTATCAAAAGCTAAAAATTCTTTAGGTGAAATAGAAAAAGAATTGAATAAACTCTTAGGAGATTAATATTTATTAATAAAAAATTATGAAATTTGGTATTATAAAAAGTAAGATTGAGTCTTTACTTTCTGAGTCTTACAAAAAAGACACTTTTAAAAAAGAAATTAAAAAATTTAAAACATTTATTTTAGAAAATAATAAATTTGCAAAATTGTTTCAAATATATAATGAGTTAAACATGAATAAGGGTCTTGATGAGACTTCGGCAAATGATTTTATAAATGAATGTATAAAAATTTATGAAAATACTATCAATAAAATTTCTTATAAAGAAATTTATTTATTAGAAAATTGGGTTAAAGATATAAATGTGAAAAATAATTATGAAAAGATTGATTCACTTTTATCAAACGATATTACTTTATTAGAAAAGAAAATTGAAAGTAGAAAATTAATTAGAGAATCTTTAAAAAAGAAAAAAATATCTGAGGATAAAACAACGGTTAAGTTACCATTAACTACAATGATAAATGTTGCAAATAAGACAATATCAAATTACATTGAATCATTAACTGAATCAGAAAAATTAGACCTAAGAAATTTACTTTCAATATCTGAAAACGATTTAAACGAAAGATTTATATCAGTACAAAAAGATGTTATTGGCAAGTTAGAGTCTTTAAAAGAATCGTCCGACGAAGAAACAAAACAAAAAATTAATGAAACTATTAATAAAGTTTTAAATGAAGAGTGTGATAGAGTAAATTACATTAAATTAAAAAACCTAAAAGAAAATCTTTAATATTTCTTTAGATTCATTTTTTGAACATATTTCGCTTTTAATATTTGATTTCTTCTTTTTACAGATTTTTTTTGATACTCACGTCTATCATTAAGTTCAGAACTTTGTCTTGTCTTTATAATTTTACTTTTATAAAGTTTTATCGCTTTTTCTAATGATGTCCCTTTTTCTAGTTTAACAATTATCATATTTTTTTGACTATGACTATAAATATATGTATTTTTTTTTAAAATAAACTTTTTTATGAAAAAAGAATTAAAATATGAAAAAAGGGAAAACCTCAAAGATTGTTGGATTCAAAAACGCAAAAATCCAATATGGTACTGTTGATTCAGTAAATTTAAAATCATTATACTTAAACATTCAAACATGGGTAGAACCAATTGTTGATTCATTAAATTGGAATAGAGTTGTTTTAAATCTATCAAGGATGATAAAACATACAATATATGAATGTTTAGATAGAAAAATTTTTAGTGATTCGTTTATTGTTGATTTGGATTTAAGAGCTAGTGGATTATCATTAGGTAAAAAATCATTTCTTAACTTAGAAATTAACTTGTTTTTTAAAGATGAAAAAATGGATTTTAAGTCAAAAATATTAAAAGACTCTTTAAAAAAACTTTCAAAAAATATTTTCGATGAAAATTTTAAAAACAATGAACATTTTAAATTTCATTTAAGAAAAACTGCCAAAAAGAAAGAATTAGAAACTATTTAATATTTATATTATAAAAACATTAAAATGAGTTTACAAATTCTAAAACCTGGACAAGTAGGAAAAGGTATTTTGATTGAAGAAGATGCTGGATTTATTTCACCGTCCGATACTAGAAATTTATCGATGATTAAAGAATCCAAAAATATGTTAGACCATTCAAAACCTTTTGAATTCTACGCGGTTCTTCAAAAATATAATACACCAAATAGAAATGGAAGAATCTATCCCGAAAAGATTTTAAAAAGGGAAGCTGATAACTACAAGAAAATGATTCAGAAGGGGACATCTCTCTCGGAATTAAATCACCCCGAATCATCTTTGATTGATTTAGACAGAGTTTCACACCTCATAACTGATGTTTGGTGGGAAGGTCCAATTCTTATGGGAAAACTTAAACTTTTAACATCACCTGGATTTCATGAAAGAGGCGTTTGTTCAACAAAAGGAGATTTAGCGGCAAACTATTTAAGACAAGGTGTTACTTTAGGCATATCCTCAAGAGGTGTTGGTTCCCTTAAAAAGGTTGGAGAACAAAATGAAGTTCAAGACGACTTTGAATTAATTTGTTTTGATTTGGTGTCTTCTCCGTCAACACCTGGAGCTTATTTATTTTTAAATCCCGAAGATAGAAATAATTACGAAGAAAATTTAGAAGAAGAAAAGAAGATGAATGTTGAAAGAACAATTGGTCCTTCTGGTAACAAAACACTTGACTTAATGAAAAAATTAAACGATTATTTAAACAAATAATCAAATTATGGAAAACATGGATGGAAAATACTTCGTAGCAAAAGTTACAATTGACATGGTTGACTCCGAGTCAGGAAAAGTTAAAAAACAAAAAGAAGAAAAGTTGGTAAAAGGTTACAATCCAACAGATGTCGAAGCAAAAGTAACCAAAATCTTTGAAGCTTATACTCAAGATTGGAGGATTACCGCAATCGTTGAGAGTAAAATTGATGAGGTGATAGAATAACAATTCAATTTAAAATAAGTGGATTAAAGGAGGGATTTTCCCTCCTTTTTTATTTTTGCTATAATTCAATATATTTATTATTGATAAATTGTGTTTATCTAAGTTAAAAAATTAAATTTTTTTAATTTAGTGCATATTTATAATATAAAAAAGAAAAAAAATAAAATGTCAAAAGAAAAATCTCTAGTAGAAGACGCACTCATTCAGATGAAAAATCTTGAAGAAGCAGTTGCGGAAAACGCAAAAGGAATACTTGCTTCAACGATGAAGGAAGAAATCAGTGAACTTGTAAAAGAATCTCTTTCAGAACAAAAAGATGAAGAGGAGATTGAAACAGATGTTGAAGTAGATGATGACGATGATGATAATGAATTCAACGATGAATTTGAAGATTCCGATGAGGAAGAATCTGATGAAGAAGAATTCGATGATTCTGATGTCAATATATCTATGAATACTGATAATGTTATGGGTTCAGAAGAAACTCCAATCGACCTAACAAAAGAAAAAAATCTTGATAATATTATCAAAGTTTTCAAACTTATGGGTCCCGATGACAAGCTAATCATTAAAAAAGATGACGCTGGAAACATCAACCTAAAAGATGAAGAAAATGATGAAGAATATATGATTGTTGGTGAAAGTGAGGAAGAATCTTTTGAGGACATGACACAAATGTATGAAGAAGATGATATGGAAAATGAGTATGATGACTCAAAAAAGTCTGAAGTTGATATAGACAAAATCATAAACACAGTTTTTGGTGATGAATCAGATGAAATTGGTGAAATGGATAATCTAGAGGAAGATGATGAAGCTCTTTATGAGATTGATTTTGATGACGAAGATGATGACATGAAATATAGTAATCCTTCTCCCGATGAAAATCCAGAATTTTTTGGTTTGGGTGAGGAAGAAGAATATTCTGAAACCACCGATGATGTAGTTTATGAAATTACTATGGACGAACAAGATGAAGAAGATGAAGAAGATGAAGAAGATGAATATGAAGAAGATGAAGAAGAAGAGGAAGAATTTTTCGAATCTGACGACGAATCTTTAATGGAATCTAAAAAAATGAAATCTAAAGCTAAAGCTAAAGGTATTGGTATGGGTAAACCAAAATTTTCTTACGATTCAAAACCAAATATGTCTGGTGGATTTAAAACTGTAAAGAAAAAATCCGATAAGTCTATGGGTACTGGAAATGCTAAGAAAGTTAAGATTTACAAAGATGATACCAATATGGATGGTAAGATGAAAGTAGTTAAAGGTTCTAAAAAAATGGAAACTAAAGAATCTTCACGTACATTAGGTAATGGAAAATACTGGGGTAGAAAAGGACTTCCAAAACCAAAATCATCTCCAAGACATATTCGTCTAGAATCAACAGACAATGAGGTACATGTTCTTAGAGAAAAAAATGAAGAATACAGAAAAGCACTCAATGTATTTAGAGACAAGTTAAATGAAGTAGCTGTGTTTAATTCAAATCTAGCTTACGCTACACGTTTGTTCACTGAACATTCAACTTCAAAACAAGAAAAAATAAATATTTTGAAAAGGTTTGATTCTGTAGAATCTTTAAAAGAATCTAAAAATTTGTATAAACAAATTAAAGACGAATTAGGTAATAAAAAAAGTGAATCGTTAAATGAATCAGTTGACAGAGTAATTCAAAAAGCTCCATCTAATGGTTCATCAACAAGTTTGATTGAGTCAAAAACTTATGAAAATCCACAATTCCTTAGAATGAAGGACCTAATGTCAAAACTTAAATAAATAAACAAAAAATAAACAATCCTAAAAAAAAATAAAAATGGGAGCATTATTAGAATCAGGTCTTGTTGGTAACATCGGTCTTAAGCACCTTAAAGTTATCAAAGAAGAC